CCCGGGAGGCTCACCCTCGAGGCCAGGCGGGAGGTGTACCGGAGGTTGAAGGAGGTGGAGGCGAAGCTCGGGATGGAGTTCCTCACTTCCGAGGAGGAGGCTTTTTTGAGAGATAGGATGGAGGAATCATGACACCTAGCCAGAAAGCCTTTGGGTTGGCCCTACTTGTGGGCATCGTGGCCTATTTCTGGTCCATCTGGTCCCCCAGGCCTCAGGTGGGTGGAGGGGAGGCGGCCCTTTCGGGGGCGGGCCTCGAGGTGCCCCCTCAAGCGGCGGTCCTCGAGGTGCCCCCCCTTGAGGGGCTTGGGGACTGCCAGGGGTACATCACGGCCATCGGCCGCTCTGGGGACGAGGTGGCCTTCCAGTACGAGGGGGTGGCGGGAGAGGTCATCCTGACATGGCCAGGCGGCGAATACCGCGCCAGAACGGCAGACGTATGCACTGGGACGGCATGCCGCCTCACCCTGCCCCGCCCGGGCATGCCGGGGGTGCAAATCGCCTTAGACTCGTGCCCACCGGAACCCGTTCCGTGACACCTAGAGGCGTGCTATGATGCGGGGGATGGAACTCAAAAAGGGGCGTCCCGGTAGGCGCATCTTGGCCCTCGCCACCCGCAAAAGAAACCCTATACCCATTGAGGCCCAGCCCTTAGAAAACCTCCTCTACGCCCTCCTGGGCAACCCGGTGGCTGCCCGGTCCATCTCCGAGGCCCTGGAAGGGGACATCCGCAACCTCCACGGCTGGGACATCCAGGACCTCATGGCCCTGCCCGGTGTGGGGGAGGGGGTGGCGGGCCGCCTCGCGGCCCTGGTGGAGCTAGTGAGGAGGCTTGTGAAGCGCTAGGGTTCACTTCGCCAGGGCGAACCGCCCTGGCGTTCCGGCCCGCCGCTTCGCCCTGGCGGGCCGGGCTTTTTTTGCCCGCCTCTGGACGGCAGGCTGAGGGCATGGCCTATCAGCGGGTGCCCGTGGACCCCAACGCCCCGTTGAAACCGGGNAAGACCTACGAGATCGTGGCGGCCCACAAAGGGGGGGACGTTTCCCGGGTCACGCGGGCCGATTTGGAGCGGGCCCTGCAGGCCAAGTACGGCCCTGGGGTCCGGGTGTTGGACTGGGGGAAGCGGGGGAATGACCTGGTGATCCGGTTGAAGGTGGAGGCCACGTCTTCCTCCGCCGGAACCTCTGACCCCTGGGCCGTGCCTCCCGCCTACGGGGGGGCGGGATGCGGGTCCACCAAGTGCCCCCAGCCCATGGGCTACATGGGCGGGGGGGACATCTACCCGGCCTTCCTGCCCGCCCTGGCCCTCAGCGCCGCCGCGGTCATCGCCGTCCTCTATCTGATGTGGCGGATCGTGGCCGAGCTGAAGGAGGCGGTGGAGCTGGTGCCGGCCCCGGCCCGGGCGGCCGCCGTGGCGGGCGCGGGGGTGGGCGTGGGGGCCCTCGGGCTGGCCGCCCTGGGTGTGGTGGCCCTGGCCCTTGTTGGTGGAAGGAGAAGGAGGGCGTATGCCTAAGCGGAAGACCAGGAAGACCAAGAGGAAGAAGCGCTCTCGGAGGTAGACCATGCTCCGGCTCAAGCTCCCGGAGGAGGTCGTAGGCGAGAAGGCCGTCCTGGAGGAGGAGGGGGAGGCCAGAGAGGTGAAGGCCGTCCCCCTCCAGGGACCTTTAGACCCCATTCTGGAGGCCGCCGTGGAGTCCCAGCCCCGGGTGGCCGGGCCTAAAGAGGCCTCGCAGGAGGAGCCCGCCAGGCCCGAACCCGAGCCCGAGGAGACCCCCAGGGGTGCCCCTACGAAGAGCCCCTTCGGCTTTCTCGCGGCCCTGGGGGCGGGGGCCCTGGTCCTCCTGGGCGTGGCCCTGGCCGGAAAGGGAGGTGCGAGTGCAAACGGTAGTGGAGGAACCCCAGGCGCAAACCCCACCCCCACCGCCCCCGGTGGAGGAATCGGAAGCGGCCCCGTCATCTGGTAGCTGGGAGCCCCTAGGCGAGGTAGGCGAGGAGGCCCCGGAAGACTTCTCCGAGCTTCCGCCGGCGGAGCCTCCCGTGATCCCCTTCACCGGGGAGGAGATCGCGGGCGGGGCGGCGTTTTTGCTCATGCTCGGGGTGCGGGTCCAGTCGGAGGAGGAAAAGGCCGCGTTTCTCCGGGCTTGGCAGGGGGGCCTCTTCGGCCTCATGCCCCCGGCCCAAGTGCTGGACGTCCTGAAGGTCGGGGAGGCCCTGGCCCAGTACGGCATCGGGAAGAACCGCCTTCCGGGCATGGGGAGCGTGGAGAATCTGCCTCCGTGGCTCCGGATTCTCCTGGGCGGCGGGGTGCTGGCTATAGCGGCGTACGGAGGTGTGCGTGCGGTTATGGATGTACGGGCTTCTAGTACTGCTGGGGGTGCTCCTGATGGTGCGCCGCCAAGCGCCTAGTGCCTACATCGTCCTGGACCCCGGCCATGGCGGGCAGGATCCCGGGGCTGTGGCCCCGGACGGCACCCGGGAGGCCGATTTGAACCTGGCCCAGGCTCTCACCCTGAAGGAGTACCTGGTGGCCCTGGGCTACCGGGTGGGGTTCACCAGGACCTCGGACGTCTATGTCCCCCTTTCTGAGCGTATTGCCATGGCCCGGAGGATGGGGGCGAGGCTCTTCATATCGGTCCACCATGACACTCCCACGGCCTCGAGGCCCGGGGTCTACTACTCCCCTCATCCGGGATCCGAGGAGTTGGCCCGCACCGTGGCCGCCGCCTTGGGGGAGGGGGCATGGGTTAGGCCCTCTTCGGCCTCGAGGTTCGGACGCCTCTACATAGACGACTTCCCCGGCCCGGCCATCCTGATGGAGTTCGGACCCACACGGCCCATCAGCAGGGCAGAGAGGATCGCCCGGGCTCAGGCCGTAGCCTCTCCGATAGCTGAGTTTGCGAGGAGGTGGACGGCGTGAAAGAGCGGTGGATCCAAAACGCCATCACGCGCCCCGGACGCCTCCGGGCCTACGTGCGGCGGGTGTACGGGCAGGCGGGTTTTACGCAGCGGGGGACGATCCGAATGGAAATTTTGCGGGAGCTGGCCAGGCGTAAGGACGGCATAGGCAGGGCGGCCCGCTTGGCCATCACCTTGAGGAGGCTGAAATGATCCGCAGGCAAACCATTTGCCGGGTGATCTATCGGGATGCGAAAGGGCGCTTCGTCCGGCCCCCGGAGAAGCCCGCCCGGGTAGAGCTTGAGCCCCTGCCTAAGGGAGAAAAGGGCCGCTTCCGGGTGCATAAGGGCGGTGAGGTGGTGGCCGTGGAGGAGATGCCCAGGGGCAGGGGCGTGCGGGTGCGCTTTGTGCCGGACGCCTCTATCCGCAAGGCGATGCTCGAGGCCCGCGCCCGGGGGGACAAGGCCACCCTTCGGCAGATCCGGGAGTGGGAGCGGGAAGTGAAGCGCCTGGCGGCCGAAGACTACCTGAAGGCCAAGCGATCCAAGGAGTGGGCTAAGCGGATGGAGCGGGCCAAGCAAAAGAGTGATGCTTCCAAAGGGGGGAAAAAGGCGGCTGCCAACCGCCGAAAGGTCCAGGCCCTCGCGGAACGGATGCGTGGGGAAAGCACATCTGCGCTCATGGCCCGCTACCGGCGCGTGGGAGGGGACGACCTGGAGAAGAGGGCTATAGCAGAGGTGCTTAAGGAACGCGGTTTGAACGTTGAGCAACCCAAGCGCAAACGGAGGAGGAAATGATGGAGTTCGCCCAAAAGAACGCTTTCCCATTAGCGGTTTTGGCGGGAGGCCTCTACCTGGGCCTCGGGCGCGTGAAGAACCTGCGGGAGGGCAAGGGCTGCCCCAAGTGCGAGACCGCCCAGGCCGTGGTGGCCCTCGCCCTGGCCGCCTGGGCCGGGTGGGAGCTGTGGCAGGCCTACCGGGGCCAAGCCTAAATGGGCGGTAGGCAGACCTTCCGCATCCTCATCGTGGGCAAGTCCGGATCGGGGAAGTCCACCCTGGCCCGGCAGATCGTGCGGGCCATGGAGGGCCGCTTCCGCCGGCTCGTCATCGTCAACCGCAAGACGGAGTTCGGTGATTTGGCAGAGGCCCGTTTCCGCGTGGGAGAGGACGGGGACCCCTGGCCCGCCCTGCGGCGCCACCGCAGGGTCCACTTCCACGTCACCGGCTACGACCCCCGCCCCTTTTTGGATGCCCTGGGCCAGGCCATCATGCGCCTCCAGGACACCCTTCTGCTGCTTGACGAGGCCCACCACTTTTTTCCCCGGGGGCAGGTGCCCAAGGGCCTCTTTGAGGTCCTGACCGGGGGAAGGGAGCACGGGCATTCGGCCATCTTCGTCACCCAGATGCTCCAGGCCGCCACCGGGGGCATAGACCCCGGAGTGCGCCGTCAGGCCTCCCACCTGGTGGCCTTCCGCCTCACGGAACCCCGGGAAGTCCAGGCCCTGGCGGACATGTTCCCCGAGCTTGGGGAGCGGGTCAGGCTCCTCAAGCGCCCCGATGACGGCCTGCCCCCGGAGTACGGGGTGAAGGACCTAGACCGGGACCGGGCGGGCCTGGTCCTCCGGGACCCGAGAAACCCCCAACGGCGGGTTTTCGTGCCCCTGGACGGCTAAGGGGCACTTCGCCCGGGCACTTCGCCCTGGCAAGGCGGCCCAAAACTCCCAAGCGCCCCGGCGTATCTCCGGGGCGCTTTGCTCTTTATTCCCCCATCGCCCCCCGCCTACCGTGGGCGGCAGAAGGAGGGCGAATGGCGGATACGGCGGCGGCGATTGCGGCGCAGGACATGCGCAAGCTGGCCTCCACCAGCAACCCCCTGGAGGTGGTGCAGAACCCCATCGTGGTGAGCGTGAGCGTGGGGGTGCTGGGGGCCTACTTGGCGCGGAAGGCGCTCTATACGTCCAGGCGCGACCTCTTTGGCTGGGCGGCGAAGGGCGAGGACGGGCGTGTCCACTACTACGCGGTGGGTCCGGACGGAAAGCCCGACACCAGCAAGGAGGTCCCGAACGCCCGGACCAACAGGATGTTACTCAACCTGGGCGGGGTCGTCTTGGGCTCACTGCTCATCAACAACAAGCTGACCGAGGACCCCATGGTGGACTACATCGGCTTAGGCGTGGCGGCCGGTTCCTTCGCGAACCTGGTCATAGCGATTCTGGACATTGACTAAGGAGGTAGAGGATGCAGGAGGCTTTTGAGCGGATCAAGCGGCTTCGGCCTGGGGCCCGTCCCATCACCATCCTGAGGAGCGGCCCCGAGTTCGTGGCGTACGGCGGCAGGCAGAAGGTGAAGGTGGGCGAGTTCGTGGTGCCCTCGGGGGCCACTTGGGTCTTTCCCAACCCCGTCCCCGTGATCCTCAAGTTGTACGATTCCGACGGCAACCAGCTGCCCCACACCACGGACGTCTTCTTTGCCCGGCGCACCAAGGGCTTTGACTTCCCCGAGTTTTTGGTCAAGGCCCAGTACGCTTCGTACTACGACCTCTCCGAGGCCCAGCAGCGGGACGCCAAGTTCTACCAGAACATCCTGCAGACCGCGAGCCCACTTTACGCCCCTACCCCGCCCCAGGGCATCGTGCTGCGGGAGGGGGACACCCTGGAGATCTACGTGGAGACCGACCCCGGCATCACCGTGAACCTCAACGACTCCCGCACCCGCATTGAGCTGCCCGTGGGCGTGGACAACTCCAGCGTGTAGGAGGGACTATGGCGCTCTTGGATAGCCTTCGCAACGCGGTTCGGAGGGGCCTCGGGGTGTTCCAGGACGCCCCTTCCGCCCCCTCCCCCGCGCCTCAGCCGCAGCCCCAGCCGGCGCGGCCTGCCCCGGCGGCGGTCCAGGCCTCGGGGTGGCAGTTCGCGTGGATTGATGGCGAAGATTTTGACCCCACGGGTCTCGCCTACCGCCCCAATGAGTACTTCGCCCTGGCCCAGATGCGCACCCCGGACACGGCCCACTTCCGTGTCTTGGCGGGGGAGCGGCGCCTGCGCATCTACCTGAAGGGCCTGGCCGCCTTCGCGGGCCAGAATCTGGACACGGCCCAGGCCCGCACCGTCACCCTGCCCTACCTCATCCCCTCCTTGCAGGGGGCCCCTACCCTGCCCTCCACCTACCACCCAGACGTGGCCGTCTGGGCCAAGGTGGGCGGGGTGTGGCAGCGGTGCACCATCCAGTCCGTGGACTACAACAACCAGCAGGTGACCTTCGTGGAGCCGGCCGGCGTGACCGGCACCCAGGAC